AGCTGGTAATCTTGAACAAGATTTAATGACCGAAGAACTTACAATTGTTGAATCAACTTCAACAGAGTCAATTGTAATCGTTGAAGATTTTAAAATAGAATCAGAACCTCTAGTAAATACTACCGAAATATCAGAGGATATTATTACAGATGATTCAGTTAATACGGAAGTTGATACATCATATTACGATCAATGGGACGACAATGCCTATGACTCTGAATACGGATGGGTAGATGAGAATGACCAAGTAACTGTTTGGGATGCCAAAGGTGAAACTAAAATGAATTATGAAGATAGTAAAAAGATGTATGCAGAAATGGACAAAGCATATATGAAGGCTATTGGTTGTGAAAATAATTGTAATTGGGAAAGTATTGATTGGGACAGTATTGATTGGGACGATGTTGATTGGGATTCTTTATCTCAACAACAAGACGCTACAATGTCAGCATATGGTTTAGATACTGATTGGAATCAATATAATGATGAAACTAAAAATGATGAACTTAATGTTACAGATGATGTATTTGTTGATATTGAAAAACTTGAAGGCGACATAACATATGAAGATGATATGGATAGTTTTAACAATGAAGATGATACAAACAGCACAGAAGCAAATTTTGAAGATAACAATAACAATTACTATTCAGGATCAGGTCCTTACGTGGTGACAGGTAAAGAGGATTGGTGTGATCCAACTTGGTGTACACAGCAATACATTGATGAAACTAATGAATGGAATCAAATGGATTGGGATTTAAATACAGAATATGATTCATGGACAAAGGAATCTAAAAAGTTATTTGATAAATTACACTTGCATTGGTATGGTGATACAACAGAAGCTCCGAAACCTTGGACAATATCAGCACTAAAAAATAAGTACATTAATGATTGGGGTTGGGCTGATTGGGATATCTTTTGGGATGCTTTTGATGAATGGCAAAACCAAGGCGCATATGATAACTGGGAATCTGACTATGAAGAATTAAGTTTAGTAGATCAGTACTCATTTGAAACAGATGAAATTGATGATTGGGAAAAAGATTATTTAGCAAATCTTCAAACTGAATCTGATTGTATATACTCTGGTTACTATTGGGATAAAAGTAATAGCATTTGTGGTACAAAATGGGTTGATAATACAGGTGTTACCACTAAAGTAAAAGCAACTGGTGAAATAATTAACTATTATACAGGTGATATAACTCAAACGGTGACAACAACTACAAATGGTGTTTCATCTTCGGTAACAAATACAGGTAGATATTCAACTTTTGATAATACAGCAAATTTTTCAGTTCACTCTGGCGACAACGGTTATAAAAGAATGGATAGAATATTTGACAATCATAGAGTATATCTTACTACTAACTCTCTTGAAAATTTTGATATTATGGTAATACAAGGAATAGAAACTCAGGCTTTAGTAGCTGGATCTAATGGTGCTAAGGTTACAATAATCCAGTCTAAATAGATATATGATTAAATTTACTTCCGTATGGGCAGTAATAGTAAGTGTAGTAATTCTATTAGGAATAAAACTTTATAATCCAATACCTCTACAAACACTACAACTAAAAACATTTGATTTATACCAACAGTTTGGTAATAATTACAAATCTAAAAGTTTGGTAATGTTAGACATATCAGATGAGGCATTAGTTAAAGAAGGACAATGGCCATGGAAAAGAGACAAACTAGGTCGTGCCATAGTTAATGCATATAGAAACGGTGCAGCTCTAGTATTTCTGAACGTAGTATTTGTACACAAAGATAGACTTGGTGGTGATGAAATGTTTTTGAAGATGATCTCCAAATATCCAGTTATACTAACTGAAACAGATCAAGCAAAGAACTTAATTGCCATAGGGAGGAGGGCACTAGCAGTCGCTAACGTGGAAGTGGCAATAAGTGTTGACAATGTTATACGAAAATTACCTCTGGATAATTCCGTGCCTAAAAAGATTTTAGATATTATTAAGTTTAAAGTACCTAATCAGGATGAAATATGGATTGATTTCAGACACCACGTACCTAGAGTAGATTATGCAGATAAAGATTGGTCGTCTATGAAAGGTAAGATAGTATTCATAGGTGCTACGTTTACAGGTTCTACTTTTGTACAAACACCTAATGGTTTAATGAACACACATGAAATCATGGCAGTATCAACAGAGACCTTACTATCAGGTAAGTTTATAACTAGACCAGATTGGACACCTATTGCAGAGTGGATTATATTAATACTAGCATTAACTTTCTTTATACTTGTTATGCCTAGAGTTGGTCTACTATGGTCATCATTATGTTTAATAGGTTTCTATTGTGAGTTAGCAGTTGCAAGTGGCTATCTATGGCAAAGTAAAATGATAATTACAGATTGGTCGTCAATCGCAATAATAGGTAGTATAGTATGGACACATTTAATATACAATAACTTTGCAAGAGAAAACAGATTAAAACTACAAATTAAAAAACAGTTTGAACATTACCTAGAACCAAAGATGGTTAAGAAGTTACAAGAAAATCCTAATTTATTAAAATTAGGTGGCGAAACAAGAGATATGACCTTTTTGTTTTGTGACATAAGAGGTTTTACTCCTATTTCAGAAAAGTTTCAAAGTAATCCACAAGGACTTACTGTAATCATAAACAAATTTCTAACACCTATGACAGACATAATAATGAAGAACGGTGGTACTATTGATAAGTATATGGGAGATTGTATCATGGCGTTTTGGAACGCTCCGATAGATCAACCTAACCATAGGTCACTAGCTGTATCTTCAGCACTAGAAATGATTGATTGTTTAAAAGAATTAAATGATAATGCACACTTTGGGAAAGACAATAACATAAATATAGGCATTGGAATAAACTCTGGTTCTGCCGTAGTAGGCAATATGGGATCAAAGCAAAGGTTTGATTATTCAGTTTTAGGTGACGCAGTAAATTTGGCAAGTAGATTAGAAGGCATATCTAAAAATTATGACGCTACTCTAATAGTCGGTTACGATACCTACGGAGAAATCCGTAATAAATTTAATTTTAAGAAATTAGATCAGGTTAAAGTAAAAGGCAAGTCAAATGAAGTATCAATTTTCACAGTGGAGGTTAATGATAAAAAAGATAACTAAAAAACTTATCTTTTTCTTCGTTTGTTGGGTGATACTATGGACAATAATTAATTGACAACAACAGACTGTTATAAATAGTAGTAATATGGTAAATAACGATCAAACATCAATTCACGTACAATTAGCAGAGTTAACCAAAGACGTACAACAGGTTAATAATATTCAAAGTAGATTGGATATTGCTATTGATAAGTTAACAGATGTATCAACTCATATTAAATCTATGCTGGCAGTACATGAAGAAAAGATAGAACACCAGGAAAAAATAGATGATGTCATATTCTCAAAACTTAAAATTAGAGCTAGTGAGACATCAACGTTAGAAAACGAGACTAGACAACTAATAGAAGAATCAGAGCATAGACTATTAAGTGAGATAAAAGAACGAAAGACAGAGAGTATTGATTCCGAGACCAGAATAATGAACGAGATAAAAGATTTAAAGAAAAGTATAGGTAATCGGGTAAGTTTATTAGAAAAATACAAATGGATAATCATCGGTGCCTTTCTGGCAATGGAAGCTGTAACAGCAATGTCACTATCTAGGAACGGATTGATCTCCTGGTTCTCATTTTTAAATTAAAATCAGGCTTGACATTTAGAGTATAATCTAGTATAGTGTACTTACTATGTCTAGTTATATTGATCTAAAATTTATTAACAACCTTTCAGGTAGATTAGGACAGTTTAAGAAGAAAACTGACTATCTATTTAATTTCAGATGTCCACATTGTGGAGATTCAGAAAAATCCAAAACAAAAGCAAGGGCATATTTCTACAGAGTAAAGAACGACATGTTTTTTAAATGTCATAACTGTGGTCAAGGCCAAAACTTCTCTAACTTCTTAAAGTATGTTGATCCTAAAATGTACGAAGAATATCTATTAGAAAGATATAAAGGGTCGGCACCATCTACAAAGAAACCAGATTGGGAGTTTGAGAAACCTGTATTTAAAAACATTGGTATATTAGAATCATTAAAAACTATAGAACAATTAGATGATGAACATACAGCAAAAATTTACATAAAGAAAAGAAAGATACCTGAAAAGTTTTATGATAAACTATATTATACTGATAAATTTGAGGAGTTAGTAAACAAAATTAAACCAAACACATACAAAATTCAAAATGATCACGAAAGATTAGTAATACCTTTTTATAATACAACTGGTGATTTATTTGCGTTTCAAGGTCGTGCATTAGGTAAAGAAAATCCTAAATACTTAACAATTAAACTAGATGAAAATAAACAAAAAGTATTTGGTTTAGAACGTATAAATTTTCAAGATCATGTATATATAGTGGAAGGACCTATAGACGCTTTGTTTATAGACAACTGTATCGCAGCTGCTGGTGCAGATTTAATGTTAAATAACAAGGTACCTAATAATAAAATTACCTATATATTTGACAACGAACCAAGAAACAAAGAAATTATAAACCGTATGTATAAAATGATTGATAACGGATTCAATATTGTTATATGGCCTGAAGATCAAACACTAAAAGATATTAATGATATGATAATTAGTGGCTTGACAAAACTACAAATAAAAGATATAATAACAGATAACAGTTACTCACAGTTAAGTGCTCTTACTAAACTAAACCATTGGAAAAAAATTAAATGACATCAGAAATATTAAACGTTAAAAAAAGAGGTGGTCGTGGATTAGAACTACTTAGCATTGAAAAAATACATGAAATGGTTGAGTTTGCTTGCGAAGATATAAAAGGTGTATCAGCGTCACAAGTTGAAATGAATAGTGGTTTACAATTTTATGATGGCATGTCAACAGATGACATACAACAAATTTTAATTAAGTCTGCTTCAGATTTAATATCACTAGACAATCCAAATTATCAATATGTAGCTGCTAGATTGTTATTGTTTAGTTTAAGAAAACAAGTTATTGGCAGATTATGGGATCACCCTAGTATGATTGACCACGTAGAGAAGTGTGTTAAAAGAGGTGTTTATGATCCTGATATAATGAAAAAATATGAGAGAAAAGATTTTAGTAGAATGCAAAACTGGATAACACATGAAAGAGATAACAACTTTACATATGCCGGTTTAAGACAAGTTATAGACAAGTATCTAGTACAAGATAGATCAAACGGAGAAATTTATGAAACTCCACAATTTATGTACATGATGATTTCTGCTACACTGTTTCAAAATTATCCAAAATCAAGGAGAATGACCTATGTCAAGAAGTATTATGATTCGATATCCAATTTTAAAATTAATATACCTACACCTGTTATGGCTGGTGTCCGTACTCCTATTAAGCAGTATGCTAGTTGCGTACTTGTTGATAGTGACGACACTCTTGGTAGTATTTTCAGCAGCGACATGGCTATTGGCTCTTACGTTGCACAAAGAGCCGGCATTGGAATCAATGCAGGAAGAATACGTGGAATCAATGCAAGAATCAGAGGAGGTGAAGTCCAACACACAGGTGTTATTCCTTTTCTCAAAAAATTTGAAGCAACGGTTAAGTGTTGTACTCAAAACGGAGTTAGAGGCGGTTCAGCAACTGTACACTTCCCAATTTGGCACCAAGAAATAGAAGACATTATTGTTTTAAAGAACAACAAAGGTAGTGAAGATAACAGAGTTAGAAAATTAGATTACTCTATTCAACTTTCTAAATTATTCTATGAAAGATTTATTAATGAAGAAGAAATAACTCTATTCTCTCCACATGATGTACCTGAATTATATGAAGCTTGGGGAACACCAGCATTTGATGAACTATATGAAAGAGCAGAAAGAAAAACTTCTATTAAGAAACAAAAAGTAAGCGCTCAAACACTATTTACAGACATATTAAAAGAAAGAGCAGAAACAGGTCGTATTTACATAATGAATATTGATCATTGTAATACACACTCCAGTTTTAAAGATACTATCACTATGAGTAACCTATGTCAAGAGATCACACTCCCTACCACTCCTATACAGCATATAGATGGTCAAGGAGAGATTGCTCTATGTATTCTATCAGCAATTAATGTTGGTAAACTCAATCAACTGGATGAACTGGAAGAACTATGCGACCTTGCAGTAAGATCATTAGAAGAAATTATAGACCATCAACAATATCCTGTTAAGGCCGCCGAAGTATCAACTAAAGGAAGAAGATCATTAGGTATTGGTTATATTGGTCTCGCACACTTTTTAGCAAAAGCAGGGTTTAAATACAATGAAAAAGGTGCCTGGAAAGAAGTAGATAAATTATCAGAAGCGTTTCAATACTATCTGTTAAAGTCATCAAATACACTTGCAAAAGAAAAAGGTCAGTGTGATCTATTTCATAGAACAAAATATGCAGATGGTATATTACCAATAGATACTTACAAAAAAGAAGTAGATGAGATCGTAACTCGTAAGTTATCTATGAAATGGGAACAATTAAGAAAAGATATTAAAGAATTTGGGCTAAGACATAGTACTCTATCGGCCCAAATGCCTTCCGAGTCTTCTAGTGTGGTATCAAATGCTACAAATGGCATTGAACCACCTAGAGACCACTTATCAGTTAAGAAAAGTAAGAAAGGCACATTAAAACAGATAGTACCAGAATATAACAAATTAAAAAATTATTATACTTTATTATGGGATATGCCTAGTAATGAGGGATATATAAATGTAGTAGCCGTAATGCAAAAGTACTTTGATCAAGCTATATCAGGTAACTGGTCTTATAATCCAGATAACTATGAAGATAATCAAGTACCTATATCGGTTATGGCACAAGACTTACTAACAACTTATAGATTAGGTTGGAAAACATCTTACTATCAAAACACTTATGACAGTAAGAAAGACATTGAAGAGCCTAAACACTCTATAGATTACGATACACCAATAACACCTGAAGATCCTCCTAAAGAACAAATTGAAGAGGATTGTGATAGTTGCACAATATAAAACAATAAATAAGAACATATGAGTAAATCAGTATTTAACAAAACAAAAGGTATAGACACGACTAAACAGTTAATGTTTTTTGGACCTGACCTATCTGTACAAAG